GTTCGGAAAGATAACTGGACCTGTGAATGTGAACCGTTGCCAGTCCTTGCTTGGAGTGATGTCAGCACTAGCTTTCAGACCAAAGCGATTTGTTTGATAGTGATAAAAATGTAGAGGACGAATCTCACCCCCTTCATTGATTTTTAAATCAAACGAGAGAGTCCAAATTTCTCCGACATTTTCTTGTGAAAGATATGGATGTAAAGGAAACGGGAAGAAACGCGTACTTGTTCGAACCTTCTCAGAGTCTCGATAATAGTTTCTACCACCAACTTTAACATTCGCTATCTTACTAGCTAGCTCCTCGGCTGTCTGTGTGAGTTCTGACTTACTGGCTTTACCATTAGCCAAGTTGGTCAATTCTGACAGTCTACGAGTCGTTGTCTCTTCATACGTCGCTTGCGCTGACTTCACACCAGCCAGTTCATTCTTGGTCTTGTTAAGTGCTTCAACCTGCTTGGCAATCTCAGCTGTAACCTGTTCTTGCTTCGGTCGAATATCGTTCGCGATCGTCCGTTTCAGAACATCCAAATCATCTAACAAAGCTGTTTGAGCGCTCGTAGCCTGTCTCTTGAACTCTTCAAGTTTGGCAACAGAATCCAACCCAATCCGCTTGGCTTCCTGTGCAAGCAGGGTACTTGCGCCAGCGTTTCGCAAGGCTTCTTCAGCCCTGCGTTTGGCTTCTTGTAGAGGGCCACTGTTAAAACTATTGAAGCGCTGGTTGATATTGTCAGAGAGTTCTTGCTTGACTTCTTCAGCTTTAGCTCTAGTAGCATTCAACCCATCTTCGAACTCGTTCTTCAGTTCTTCAGTTTTACGGTCAAATGCAAGGTCAGCATTCTTGAGTTCTCTGGCTAACTGCCTTTCAAAATCATCTTGAAGTTGTTTAGTTTCACCCTTGACGGCATCACTCACCGCGTTACCTATCGCATTCGCAAGACCTGACTTGAACTGCCCAAAACCAATTGTCTTCAATTTTTTGCCCATTGGTGAGTAAGTGTACTTAGTAATCTTCTTGCGCACATCCAGATTGTAGACCTCATGAAAGAGACTAACAATATCAAACATCTGAATGGGCACGTCACTTTGGCCGACAACCTCAATCTCAAGGCTATCTTCCATCATGTCACAGAGCGATGTTCTGTAATACTGCTCACCATACCTGCGAAGGCTTGCTTCATCCTTCACGTCCTGGTCATTAACCTCAATCACATCTTCGTAGATTTGACTGTACTTGTTAATGAGTGGACTATCCATAACCACAGACAACTTGCGGTCAGGCGCCTTTTCTACCTCACCTTTGACTGTCGCGATGAAAGTAATTCGAGTCTTTAAAGACTTGGTAGATGTCTTGTGCTGGTAGCTAGACAGGTTCTTTTTGTACATAAAAAGCGATTCGTTTTCCGAACCGCCATTTTTTAAAAGCCGAACCTGGTATCCATGACGAACAAGGTCGCCACCCCACTGACCAATAATAGAATGCTTATCTTTCGCAAATGCCTCCATAGCATTCTTAGAGCCAATATTAAAGGTATGCCTATCTTCAATATCAGAGAAGAATGAGAACGGATTGTCACGAGTGATCGCGCCAGCAAAACGACTTAGAGCAGTTGAGCCAGTCGCTCGATCAAGAGTAAGCGAACTGACCACATAGTTATTCAAGAGGGTGAATACTTGATTCGAATAGACTTGAATATAGCCATGCTTCTTCTCTACCTCGAAAATGACAAAATCCTGTTCACCGTGAAGGTCATCAGCCGTTAGGAACGTTTCCTCCTTCAACTGCTCCCATAAGGAATCCGAGGTCGGAAATCGGAAGGACAATTGATAAGTGCTATTATCCTCTTGAACAATTTCATCAGCATAGGCAGCGTTCAGAGGCATATTTCCATTTGTTAAATAAATCAAATCTTATACCTCCAATTCGGTCGAATAGTAATTTTACGGACATTTCCAGTAAACGAGATCCCGACCTTACCAGTTGGGATTTCCAAGAACCCTCCACGTTTCCTAAGAGTGTTCTGAACCGCACCAGTAGCATTGTAGATGTTTTGCTTACCTTGCCTGCAATCAATCATGGCCTTGGTCTTAATAGCAAGATACATGCTCTTACGGCCAATAGTAAGGGAGATATCACCATCCCCCTCAACCTCGATGATTGGTTCAGAATAAATCGTCCCAAGATTATTGATTGTAGCAGATGCAGTAAGAACAACAGGTTCTACGCTCTTCTGATATCTGAAGGGTTGCATGTCTAACTTGATCTCTAACTTCCAAGCATGATTCCCAAAAGGTTCAAAACTAGCAGTCACAAAGTTAGCATAAAACAATGAGTCAAGCTGATAGCTAAATTCCAAAACGTTATCATTCGATTGAAACTTATCAAGAATACTTGAAATCTCAACCATTTTTTTAACGTGGAGAGTGAAGGTCCTTTCGTAACTGTCGAAAGAACCGTCTAACACACGGTAACTACCATTGACTCCATAAAGAGTTGCCTTCTCTCCTTTTGGCTTAGCAGCCTCCACCTTCCCAAAATCGGTCACAACACAACCAGGAAGGCTTGATGTATTAAAACCATTGATGATCATATAATCCATTAAATTCCTCCCCTCGCATAAATAGCACCGTGTTGTTCATAGGTTTTGATTGAAATAATGTCATTGTCCAGATAAACGTCTGACGATTTTTCAAGGATAGCCGTAAGGATCTTCTCCATACTTGCTCTCAGAATCGCTATCTCAGACACGGTTTGACTGTCTTTTGCTTCGATTTGAGCGCTTGGCATAGCCAAACTTGCTTCAATATTCTTGGTAATGGTAGGTGTTCCACTCAAACCAAAATCATCGTTTGAAAATGCATTTGAGATTTCGCCAGCCATTCCACTAACAGATTTCTTAACACCTTTGAAACGGTCTTGCAACCCTCTATCCAAACCTTGCATAATCGCATTACCAGCAGGGATCAAGAGCTTGCGGTCGTACTCAATCGGACCTTTGTGATCCGCAATCCAACCAGCAATACCTCCGACGAAATCAGTCACTGAGTCCCAAGCTGATTTCAAACCGCCTAGGAATCCATCAAGGATAGCCTTACCAGCTGACCATAGGTCAATGTTTCGAATACCATCGAAGATACTCGCAACATTACTTACAAGGTCACTAACACCTTGCTTCATACTTTCCCATGCTCGCTGAGCGCCTTGGACAAGTCCATCAATCAGACCTAAGACAGTTGATTTCAAACCTTCCCAAGCACTGCTTGCGACAGATTTGATCGTGTTCCAGATGTTAGATAATATCTGAGCAAAGCCATCAAAGATAGCCTTACCTGCAGCAGACAACCCTTTCCAGATGGCCTCACCAACACCCTTTATAGCATTCCAAGCGGTGCCCCAGTCACCATTGATGATAGCCATGACTGCTTTTATAATGCCACTGATAACATCCATAGCCGTCTGAATAGCAATCTTCATCAATTCCCAAACGGTTGTTACTACCGTGCAGATATTGTTCCACGTCGCTTCAATGAAAGGAGCAAGGATATTCATTGCGGTTTCAATAATAGATTGAATGATCGGCATAACCGTCTGAATAACTGTCTGGATGGCGTTCCAAACCGTTGTGAACGTTTGTTGAATCAAACCTTGATTTTCAGTCCACCACAAAGAAATGCCATCCCAGACAGACTTGATAAAGTCTACTACTCCTTGAATAATCGGAGCAACAACAGCCATCATATTGTTCCATACGGTTGTAGCTGTTTCAACAATACCGTTCCAAACACCAGACAATGTTGAACTAATAGACTGCCAAGCACTAGACAACCAATCCATGAAGCCTTGCCAAATTTGTCTACCCGTCTCAGTTTGAGTGAAGAACCAAGCTAATGCAGCCACTAGAGCAGCGATTGCACCAACAACAAGAACAATAGGGTTTGCAGACATTACCGCATTAAACAAACCAAAAGAACCACTAGCTCCAACTGCTGCCGCATTTTCAGCAGCTAAAGCAGCCGTCAACGTTCCACTCGCAACCGCTCTAGCTTGAGACAAAGCAAAAGAGATATTAAAGATTGCGTTTTTAGCACTCTCGATAGCTTTTGTGGCTAAAATAACAGCTTTGTAGGTTTTCCATGCTGTAGTTAATCCAATAACAGCAGACGCAACTGCAGAGACAATACCTGGATGTTCTTTTAGCAATCCTGTTATATCCTTCAAAATTGAAGAAGCACCTTTTAGAACATTAGAAAGAAATTCAAATGCTGTCCCTAAAAGATTGACATTTTGACTGCTATCTTGTATGCCTAAAAAACCTCCAACAAAATCAGCTACGATGCTACCAACATTACCGATAACTGACCCGATATTCTCAAAGGTTACACGGATATTGTCCGCAATATTGATAATTTGGTTCGCTGCATCTTCGCTAAATCCAAGCGCATCTAATATCTCGAAGTTACCCTCTTTATCCATAGACCCAAAGATCATGTCAAAGAATGTTTCGAAAATCCCTGTTACACGCCCAATCTGCTCATATACCGCATTACCAAAGGCGTCCCCAAAAAGCTGAGAAGCTAAAGAGCTTACGCCTTCGGTCAGTACTACTCCTAGTCCTGATAAGATATTTCCTATCATTGGGAAGAAGTTAGCAAAAAGGAAAGTTCTTGTAGTCTCTAGTAAAGACTGCAAGGCCGGCGTTACGTTTTCGCCAATTGCTATCTTACCTAAAACGTTTTGAGCTGCGGCCTTCATCGATTCAAAAGAACCTGTGAAAGTTGTTGCTGCTTCTCTTGCTGTTGTGCCAGTGATATCCAAATTCTCTTGGATAGCGTGAATGGCGCTATAAACATCTGACAAATTATTAATGTCATACTTAACGCCTGTCAACTTTTCTGCATCTGACAAAAGCCGTTGCATTTCTTGTTTTGTACCACCATAACCCAATTTCAAGTTATCAAGCATGGTATAGTTTTGCTTGGCAAAACCTTGATAAGCCAGCTGAATGCTTTCCATAGATGTCCCCATCTTGTTTGCATTATCTGACATATCAATCATGGCCATGTTAGCTGTTTCCGCTGCTTTATTTGTATCTCCACCAAGAGATTGCAACAGACTTGCTGAGAAGCCTGTAACATTTTCCATATATGCATTGGCCGATAGACCTGTTGTTTTGTAGGCCTCATTCGCAAAGCCTTTAACCTTATCAGCTGAATCTTTAAAAAGGGTTTCGACACCACCAAGCGATTGTTGGAGTGCTGCCCCTTCACTCAATGCGGCGCTAAAGGCTTTCCCAACACCTGCAGCTGCAACTATCTTTTTAAAGGTGCCTACAATGTTTGATCCAAGTGATTCTCCTGCGAAAGTTCCTGCTGAAGCAACCTCGCCACCTATCTCTTTCTGGATCATTCCGCTTATTCCTTTAGCGGATGGAATGATTTGTACATAGGCTTTCCCTAGTTGTGTTGCCACTAGCTTTCACCTCCTGTTTTCGCAAGTAAAGCCTTGCGATAGTTTTCAAAGTCCTCACCAGATTCAAAGACGAGATAGTCTTTCTCATCGTTCTCACTCTTATCTCTCTTAATGAGTTGATCCGCGATGGATGCAGGACGATTAACACCCTTTTGTCCATCTTTGGTTTGCAACCACAAAGAAAGAGACAGTCTGTCTACAATACTTGCAAGCAAAGTAGTTTCCAGAGGGACAATCTGATTAGACATCATCTGCTTTATCCGCGAATCATCACGCAAACCATACGCAAAAACAGCCACCTGATTCAAAGGTAGCTGTTTGTAGTCGTATATTTGGTAGGTTTCCGCTAAATCACAGATAAGAGCATCCTCGTCTAAGGAAATCATCTGAGCAAGGACTAGGATTTTTTTAAGTCATTACTTTTATCAAAGATACTCTTAATATCTGCAAATAACACTTCAGAATCCACGATTTCATCTTCATCCTCTAAATGTTTTAAAAATGATAGAGCTTGTTCTTTACCAAATAGAAGATTTAAAAATGTTTCTGTTTCTTCAAGATCTTGCTTTTCAACTTTCGCGACAGATTTGAGAAGATAATAATTTCTCAATCGTTTTTTAGGGATTTTGTACTCAAACCCTGATTCCGTTTTTCCTTTTAAGATTTCTTCCATTTACTTTACGCTCCTTGGATATATTCGTAGTGAGTGTTCTCACTGTTGTCTGGTAATGCAGTGATAGTCAATTCATAGCCGATAGGTTCGCCATCTTTATAGCTGATTTCGCCAATTTCGCTAACCTTACCACGAGGGATGACAACGCGTTTCACATAGCCATTTTTCAGCAAAGTATCAATAACTAAACTATGCTCTGGCAACTCTTTACCATTGGCTTTTACAGTGATACCTGTTTCAAGGGTTCCTGAAACGTTATCTGGTCCATAGACTTCTTTCAAGACTTCAATGTTAAGACCCTCAATCAATTTGTATTTGAAGGTATCTTTCTTTTCTGTTTGAGAAGACAAGACTGTTTGTCCACCCCACGCTTTGACTTCTTCACTTTCTGGCGAGTTCTCATTGGTCAATCCATCTTCTGAAATGTACCCTAGTGTTTTGAATGCTACGTCCAAGGCCGTTTTGGCATTCGTTGGAAGATTTGTTCCAGCTGGAGCAGTAGAAACCGCCCCTCCGATTTTCGGCTTAGCAGCCGTTACATTTGATGCTGATGCAGTCGTCATATTCTTTCCTCCTGTTGATTCTGCATTTGGTGTTCTTACTTCTGGTGCTTCTAATTCTGGCGCCAAAACTACACCTCCTTTTTAAAAATAATTGATGTCATATACCGCTTGATAGCGATATTGCTTCGTTTCGGTGTCTGTAAAGTTGTAGTCACTATTGTGATGTACACCGCTAACTTCGTTGACTGTGATGAGATTCTCAACTACTCTCTTGACTTTCTCATTCAGCTCAGCAGCCTTTTGAAGTGATGGTGCATAACTTTGAAAAGCGAATGTAGCGGAATGAACGTAGTCACTTCCACCACCTCCAGTCTTTTCAAGAATGACATAACTTTCAGGCATTTTCGGTTTATGTTCAAAAAAAGACGGTACATCTAACTGTCCGTCTAAAAATTTCTTTATAACTAATTCGATCATCTCATAGCCTTCAGCAAAATATTATGTTTTTTATTTCTGGCCATGCTCTTGATGTCAGTCGTACTAATCTTTGCATTGGCACGCTTTTGCCCTGGCGATACGGTCAATTCAAACCCCTCGCCAGCTCTTTCAGCAATTTCTTGCCCCTTCTCTTCTAAAATATCTTGCATTTCAGGAGAGCGTAATAGAGCAGATACCCCTAGTGGATTCAATTGAAATTTTATATTACTCATACGCTTCAACCATCACTTTCTTATTCCATTCTAGAGGCATCATGGCTTCAATACCTTCTAAGGGAATGCCAATCGTGCGCCATTTGCGCCCAAAGAAACGAACTTCACGGTCTTTCCACTCGTTCTGATCGCCTTTTGGGACGCCTAGCGTATAAGCGGCCTTTTTACCAGTAAGATTCAGTTGATTGGTGACATCTTCTGTCGAAGACGGAACAACTAGGACATTTTCTACTTGAATTTCAGTATTCTCATAGATGGGATGCCCAAAGTCATCCTTTCCAGTCTTAGTTTTCCCAATCAAGGTTACAGTAATTCCTTTAATCCGTCCCATAGATATCAATCACCCCATATCTTTGTTTTTTGAGACCTAGACGTTTCAATTCTGAATCTTTGATAAAGAGACCACCGCCAGGCACTAGATAAGAACCACTGAAGGAATAACCTAAAGCGGACTCAGCCACCTGAGTCATTGGCTCCTGGTCAGTTGAGGTCATCAACGTGCGAGCTACCACATCAACAGTGACGGACTTGACCACCATAGCAAAAGATGGATCAGTAGCCACCAACCCATCTAAATCCTTGCCAACTTTTTTAGCTTCAACACGAAGAGAATGAGAAACAACTTCCAACAGCGCTTCGGCTCGTTTTCCCTCATCGAATTTCAACGCTCGCCACAATTTTTTCAAATCTTCTACTGTTGCAAAGTTTTCCATCTAACTCACCCTTCGTTCGCGATTAGTAAATCAAGCAAAGCAGATTTATTTGCCTTGCTATCATACTCAACACCCAATTCATCAAGTTTCACCTTGATTTCTGGAACAGTCAGACGATATTCATCCTTAAATTCACTAACAGGAACCCAGTCGCCTGTCAGTTCACAATCTGTTTCAATTGTCACCAAGGTTTCTTTATTAATATATTCCATATTAAGCCTCCACACGAGCAAATGCCTGCTCGTCAAGAATCCCCCAACCTACATACACTTCTGTACGTAAGCAAACTTCGCGATAGCGTTTCAAGTCACGGCCAGCACCGTCTGGATCACCGTATTTAATGATTTCAAGAGGAATTTCATCTGCATATCCCCATTTTACAGCATTTTCAAAATCACCAACGATAACATGGTCTTTTTTAGCTGAGTTTGCAACAGTTGTCAATGTTTTATTGACATCTGACTTCATTCCATAAAATGAATCTGGGTTTTGACCAAAACGGTATTCAGGATATTGGACTACCCCGTTTACCTTAATTTTTCCAAGTGCAGCCCCTGCAGCCGGAGACAATGCGATCCCATTCACTTCACAATCATTTGCTGTGACAGTTGCAACAGCAGCATCAATATTGTCATCAATTTTATCTGCTTCATAGGTAACTACATTTCCTGTAATCAAACCATCAAATGAGTTTGTGGCTTTGAAAGAAGCATCTGTCATTGATTTTGGTTCAAGGCCATGAAATGAAGCGATATCAATTGCTTGTGCAACTTTTTTAGACAAGCCATCAATAAAAGATTTGAGGTAAGATAATTGTTTTTCTTCTGAACAATGTACAAATTCCTCAGATACCCGTGCTTGATAAGTAATCAAAATAGGTTTGATTACTTTCGGTTTCATAGTTGCATTTCCAGCATTTGAAGGATTACCTTCACCTACAATTTCAGCATTTCCTTCAAGATTGAATACAAATGTTTCAGTTCCAGAAAACGGAATAGGTTCTTGAGTAGTAAGTTTTGCAAGGGTTGAATGTCCCTTTACCTTACTAAAAATGTCTTGAACTGTTTCGACTGGTAAAAGATCCCCTGTTTGTAGTGTTGCCATAAATTATTCTCCTCTCATTTTATGCAACATTCCTTTCAATGCTGCATCTTTGTCATCAATTGAGCTAGGCTCATTTGTTCCGAGCGGGTAAACTGGTTGAGTTTTCTTTATAAAACCAGCTAAGCGATCTGCATCAACTTTCAAGCTTTCTTCATCAGTTCCCTGCAAACGATCTGCAAGGTCGTAAGGCAGTCCATGTTGCAAAGCTACTCGAGTTCGCAGACTAGCCGTCTCATAACCAGCGATTTTACTCTGCATCTCTTCAAGTTGCTTGTCAGCATCTGCCTTACTTTGATTGTTAGCTTCGATTGTTGACTTCAAGTCAACATTTTCTGTTTCCAATTCTGTAACTCGAGATTTGAGCTGGTCATAGTCGCTATACTTCGCTTTCTCACGAGATAAACGCTCCTTAATAGCAGCATCAAATTCTTCTTGTGTAGTGATTGGTTTAAATTCTGACATTCTCATGTCTCCTTTCTCCTGCTTCCCCGGCAGTTCGGTAATTTTTGGCATCAAAAAAAGCAGTCACAAGACCGCTTATTTTAATAACTGATTTTTTGCTTTTTCTTAGGTTTAGTCGTAGAACAAGCCCAGTGCGCAAGCAAAGCGCTATCCATCAAAGAAATATCCATGTCGTCAAAGTGCGATCGATAGCCAAATCCACCATTTGACCCAATATTCCGCTTGTCGCAGTTAGTGGCTACTTTAGACAGCGATGGTTGACCAGCATGACAGATGGTTTTCTGATAAATCCCCTGTTCCCAAAGAGCATTGGCCACGATGATTTCTTTCACCGTCGGCAGAATCACGTTCTTGATTCTATAGTCCTTCAACTCTTCGTCCAGGATCTTTTGCCCACTTGCGCCATCGATGACAATTTGAGCCACGTCGGATTGACGCAAGAAAGCAACCATCCACTCATTCCCATTACGAACGGATTGACAATCGACTGTTTCCACAAAGAAACGGCCATCCTTGGTACGTGCAGCAATGCTCAAAGCCACGTTCGTTCCATCTTGGCCATACTTGATACCAACAGACAGCTTGCCAGATAATTCTGGTATGTCATCCACCTTTAGCTCATTCCACTCCGTTTCAGAAATAGCAGATTTCTGGTTGTAAGTTGGCCAAAATCCCAAACGTTGGATATTATGGTCTAGCTTATCCTCACCAAGCTCTGCCTCAATCTTCCGCTCATTTAAGTGGTATCCCATGGATGGATTAGAATTATACCAGGCTTCCACATCGTCAATTTCCTTTTCATCAGAAACAGACCACTCAGCCCAGCCAGAATACTTCCCTTTCCCAAATAGACATGTCTCACGATACTTAGTAAAGACCGTTCCACTTGATACAGGTGTCGGAGGTGTTCCACACATGATTGTGATAGGATTCTCACTATCCGTAACCGTGTATTTCAAAGCAGATTCTTGCTCGGTCGTGTACTCCTGAGCCTCGTCAATGATCAGCATGTCGAACCCTTCACCAAGACCACCATTTGATGTCCTAGTACGAAATTGGATAACACCACCTGTTGAATAAAGTTCAATCCGCTCCTGCCCCTTCGCTCGAATGGAATTGAAATCCTCACCATCCACATACCCCATTTTCTCAAGGTATCGTTTCACCTTCTCAAAAGAGGAATGAGATGTAGAAATTCGGTGAGCCGTATGCAGGATATTCAATCCCTTATGCAAGCCCCAAATTTCAAGAATATAAAGGATTTCAGATTTCCCATTACGACGAGGAATAGAGTAACCAAACTTCTGATGCACCCAAAGACCGTTCTTGTCAACAGCCATCATAGGTAATAAAAGATTCTTCTGCCAAGCATAGCAAGAAAGACCAGTCCGTTCGTAAAGTTCAATCGCTTCTTTAGCTTTTGAATTTTTCTTGACGTATTTTAAAATCACCGATTGAGTAGGATTCTGATTGCCAAGTTTCTTCCTCGCCATTCCACATTCCTTTCAATCGTCATCGCATGATAACCCTATCGCTGGGATAATTTAATTGATCACGTTCAAAATATAATTTTTAGCAACATCCAGCATTCCCAATGCCTGCAAACTACTCTCCCAGCTATAGCCAAGATTTATCTCACCATCTTTATCTAAAGAAACCACCAGCACCGAAGTGTAGTCATGGCTAGCCTCAAGATTTTCTTCCAAAATTTCTTTCACGGAAGCACCGCGCTCAAGACTAGACTTTTTCTCTGAAAAATCAATTGTGTTTCCCATCGTTACTCCTTTCTAAGCATAATAAAAGCACCCTTACGAGTGCTTCAAATTTCTTATTTTCGGTCCGAAAAGAAATCAGCCCAAAATGGATTCTCTTTATCAAAGATTTCAATCTCTTCTGAGCTCATATTATGAGGATAATCTTCAAAAAGGTTATAGAATTTTTGCTTGTCGAATGTGATTAGCATCAAGCCTCTAGCAAACCATGCTGTATCAACCCACCAAGTTTTATCGCCATCATTTTCTTTGTAGCAATATTCGGACCAATTCACTTCTTCATATTCATCTTTCATGACCCTCGGCCCCCTTCATCTGTTGAGAATCTGCTGTATTGATAAAACTCAATATCTTGTGAAATTCAGGATTGTCTTTCAAGGAATTCACATCAATAAGATAGCTATTCGCATCGTATTTTCTCCCACCTACACTGTGAGACTTCTGGGCTTTAAATCTTTCTTTCAGAACAATGTTATTGAATGGTTTAAACCCATTTAACGTTCTTGATTGAAGTTCCAAGTACTCGAAACGACCTTCGTTTTTCCTTATGATTGCTGCATGCCTCCCTGCTGCCAAGTAGTATTCATTTCCACTTTCTACTTTCTCCAACAATTCTTTTACTGCAGTAAAATCATTTGTATGTTTAGCAACATGCATTTCAACTCCTGGAAGGCTCCCAATCATTTTAATTCTACTATCTCGAGAAAAGAAATCACAACTCTTTCCTCCTCTAAAATCTAAGACAGTATAGCCACCTTTGTTCCCAATATAAGCAAATGCTGCTGATGAACAAGATCCTCTTGTCTTGTCTCCACCACTAACAGCTTCGACTATTTGTTCCTCAGTCAATTTGTTACGGCTTTTTTTGATAGGATTTGAAGAAATTCCGTTCTGTAGCGCTAGCTTTCTCACTTCGCTCATTTGAGAATTTTTATTTATATCCTTCCTTACCTCAATTTTATCACTTTCATCTTTTTTTCGCCAAATTTTCTTCCAAACATCCTGAACTTTTCCGTTTTTAGGATCATAGTCTACAATACAACGACAATGCTGATGTCTTCTATAAACGTCCTTCGGAACTCTTGGATATTTATAATTCCCTTGAACTTCCTGACACCACTCACAACAATGAAAATACGATTTTCGGACAATCTCAGGTTGCAATCCAGACTGATGATGAAACTCCGCATTTTTCTGGATACTATCATCAATAATAGACTGGGTAAAATTCACAATAGGTTCACCGAGCAACCAACTGACATCCTCGAAATTTTCCTCAGACGAAAAGCGATTGACAATGCCAGCTATTCGATCCAGATTTAATTCAGGAACTTGAACTTTCAGACCGATTTTCGCTTCCTGGTTCAAATTCTTCTGAACATCACTAGTATAACCACTCACAAGCTCGTGATTTCGTCCTAGCACGTCCGTCAGCAAACGCTGAGCGATATTGTAATACATTTTACCGTCTGGTAGTTTGTCGGCGCTCAGAGACGCTCCTAGAGCCTTAGAGAGAATTTCACCAATTTCAATCGCAAACTCATTTGCTGTTTTGTAAGTGGCTTTTTTTGCCTTCAACGCAGCAAAAGCATTTCTGACAATCTCACTCTTACCAAAATCTCGTTCAAACCTCTCCTGAACCTCTTGCAAGATGCCAGGTAAAACATCATTCTCCATTTGAACCACCCTCGCTTCCAACTGGTTTAGCTGACATGTCTCCAGCGATACCAGTAAGATCACGAATTGTCTCCGCATTGATGTAACCAGGTAAAGCCTGATTTAACTTCACAACACCATCACCAATCATAGTCATGGTATTCGCATCCGCTTCAAATAATGGTTCCCACTTGACTTTAGTTTTTACAAATTGACTTCTGGCATAATGAAACTCATCACGCAAGCAAGCTGCAACATAAGCGACATTTAGCAATCCAGCACCTAGTGAGCGCTGAGCCTTCCGACCCGCAAGACGAAGATTCTCATGGCTAGCCTTGATGGCTTCCACAGATGATGGATTATCTGAAACGAAACCAAGGTCATCCAAAGTCAACCCCATTTCACCAGCAAATCCAGCAGCGGCTGTTCTCAGCTGTTCAGTAAACGGTGACATGCTAGCTGTAGTAAACTGTCCAACGCTCGGCTTCTCACCTTTATCGCTTGAAGAAATCGTCAGTAAGCTTGATACAGTAGCTTTCCATTTCTCCATAGGTTCCGCATCAGGATCAAGCCCAAGAATGTATTTTTGTGGCCATGAGTAGAACTCAGCAGTAATATCCGCCCGTTCCAAAGTACGCTTAGCATATTTCTGATAATACATCCCAGCCCTGGTAATTCGCGACCTACCAAACGGACGAACCGCATCCGGACGATGAATGACTGGAACCAACAAAGGGATACCAGTTTCATTCACAACCGAGTATGGTCTACCATCTTTCGGAATGAAGTGAGTAGCATTAGGCTCAAAGTAGGCTTCAAGTGTTGGACGATTGTAATCATCACGAGCCAGAACTGCATAACCTTCCACAAGCAACCCAGTAATAGGATCAATGACACCAGTTGCATTACTTGATTCAATGACTTGCAATCTCACCTCATCATCTTCCCCCTTCGAAATGTAGACGAAACTACACGAACCAATCAGCGCAGCTAAAATAGCACTATCAAAGAAGATATCAGGATTATTACGATCAAAAATTTCTGTAACATTAAAATCATCATTAGCAAATGCCCTGAAAATCAAACGATCTGCAAGACTATCAACTCCCTTTGCAGCCCAACCAAGAACAGCTTGATACTTTACCCTGATATGTGCAGGAATTGTGATTCCTGTCGGCGCTTCATAGTGTTGCATCGCATAATGCTTGTACCTCAGATTGACTCTGCTCTGATAGAGATTCAACTTTCTCCTGAGATAGTCAATTCCTCTTAATTCCAAACCGTTCTCCTTTCATTGTGATGATTTGGCGCGAGAAAAAATGTACAGTGACGGCGTGAAGCCCTGAAGCGCCTAGTGGGAGGGGGATGCCCCCCTATCATCAACTCGGACTTCCTCATACTCTTCTATTTTTCTCGAACTCTAATAATCCAGTAATCAATATTTTTATTAAAAAATAATTTAATTATATTTTTTATTTTAAGATCTATATTTTGTCCAATCTCTCGATTGTGGCAAGTTCCTGTTACCAACAACAGTACTACTTGCTGATTTATCATCAGCATAAAGCTTGTCAGACTTCTGTCTGTTGCACTGCCAATGCGCGAGCTGTAGGTTGTTGATGTCTGATGGATGACCGTTTCGATTGATTGGAATAATGTGGTCAATGACCGGACTTAATGGATGTGGGTACCTCAAGGATTTGTCAACTGGTAGTCCACAAATTCCACAAGTATTTTTTGTTTTGAGAATAATATTTTTATTCTTTTCAAAAGCAACTCTGTGAGGACCACTCCGGTCCGGTCTGTCCTTGGGGATATTCATCTAGGGAGGGTCCTTTCTTTTTTAGCAGGTAGGGTGGGCTAAATTTTTATGATGTAGGGGGGAGTTTTTTCAGTCTCTAACACCCTCGTATATTTAACATATCTTATATTTTGTGACTTTCAAGAGAGTGTGCTTTAACTCAGTCATGACAGTGGGTTTCTAGCATTTCTTGTTTATCCAATTTACCATTTCTCAATATGTTAAATAAGCGTGCTTTTTAATACGTAAATGTAAGCATACTTTCATCGATTTCATCTTGATTATATCCAATATAATCTAATGTGATATCTGGTGCAGAGTGATTAAGTATCTGCATTAAAATAGCTATATTTCCATTTTGTTTATAGTGATGATAACCAAACGTTTTTCTCATCGAGTGTGTGCCGATGTGTTTAAGTCCTGAATGTTTAGCTGCATCATTTAAGAATTGATATACAGCTACTCTACCAATGTGTTTAATTCTTACTCCGTCACCTCTAACTTTTTTTCTACTTGGAAAAAGATAGTCGTAACTCTCAAGATGATTTTCTTTTATGTAACGATTCAAAGCCTTTCGTAATTCTGGATTAACTGCAAATTTTCTTATTTTGCCAGTTTTTTTCTCTTTGATCTCAATTCTATCTTGAACTACATGTTTTACTTGAAGAGGAACAATATCGCTTACTCGTAGACCTGAGTATATTCCTACTAAGAAAAGAATATAGTTTCGTTCACTCTTTGATTTCAAATAATGCTTCATTCTATCAATGTCATCTGGTTCACGAATGGGCTCTACTTTTTTCACAATATCACCTCCAAACTCAAAGAAAAAGACAGGGTGTGCCTGTCTTTACAATCATTTCATAATATAATTTTAGCACATAAAATCATATATTCACTCCGAACTTACTCCAGATTTACTCCAAAGAAACTCCAAGTTTACTCCAAAATCTCAACCTGTTCACCATTGCGGTATAACTCTGCAAATGCCATCAGAGACTTATCCAAGATGTCGTAATATGAACTTTCTGAAATAGACAAGTCCATTGCGATTGTTTCATCCTTCTTGCAATTCCATTGAAGATACTTTTCAAAAAGTATTCTACGATAGAGGGGGTCATGTAATCCACTGACAGCTTGCTCAATTGCATCAAGCTCAATCTCTGCATCAACTTTTCGTATAGCTAATTTTTCAACTTGACTATCTCTTCCGTTCGATGGATTTCGTGGCGTGAATGAGTAGGTAGTTGTCACTCTCTGACCATCAGTGTCATTTGCGACTCTTCTCCAACGAGGATATCCTCTTAGAATCCTTTTGGCGTTTTCTTTTGTTTTGACTTCGTTTATTTCTGGAAAGAAAGGCATCACTTACCTCGCACTGCTGGAGATACTACACTATCATTTACTGTTTTCAAGGTAGTGTAGTTAGAGAATACCGTCATGGCTTTTTCCTTTGTTTTTGTTTGAACAGATGTCGATAAGGTGTAGACTTTATCAATAAATGGCATTTTTAGATGATATCCTGTTTGCAGGGTATTTTCTTGAACACCTCCAATCGCGCTAACCTTAACCCCAACCGTATTAGCTGGGATTCGTTTCACAGCCGTGAGACGAAAAATCCCATTAGAAGTCAGCGCACGACAATCTGAGCCAAATTCAACTCCTTCAATTGTGATGCTATTCTTCACGCTATCAACGTTGATTATAGAGTCATTTGATGTTTTAATTCTCATTCTCATGCTCCATCTCCTCAATCAGCCAATCCAGATTTTTACGTGCCTTTTTCAAATCTTCTAGTCCATTCTTCTTTTGGAATCGTAATTGATACTTTAAAGCATTCCCAAGATAAAAACCCTTCAGCTGTTCAGGTGTCATAAAATTTCTTAAAGCATCGATAGATTCCATACCATATCGTCCTTGGTAGTGGCTCGGCTTGTTTACGTTGTCAATTATTTCTGGATACATTTGATAGCCTCCTCAAGTTCTAAGATTATTCGGTTCCATTCTTCTGTTGTTGTTTCTCTAAAATCAAACTGAGACATCATTTCAGCTCTTTCGAACAATGCCCTCTTAAAGAATGAAGCTTTTTTGGAAAAATCCATATCATCTGTTTTAAACTCAGTCGTGATTTTCTTTCCATAACCCTCTATCTCTACATGGACTCTTGTTTTTCTATAGATAGGTAAAGGCTCCGCCCAAACACATCCTTTCAAGTCTGATTCATCGACTTTTTTAAGCATTAACGATATCTTCTTAGTTTCACTCTCTTTTTTAGCACCACTGAAAGGGTATCTTTTTGGTCTCATTTCTTATCCTCCAAAAGTCCGAATTTTCCCTTATAATGGCTAGGGTTATTGACTTTATCAACATCATTAAATTCTTCCAAAACTTGTTCATAAGATTTTTCTTTCATGTCAATTCCTCCCATAATGTCTACTTGCTCCATGTAAATAATAAGTGCCATCTTTGCGCTTGTTCACGTAATACGTGTATTTCCCATCTGGACTAGCGTAGGAAATCTGCTTCTCTCCTGCCCAACAACCGTTATCACGCATCATGTGGCAATTCTCCATAATCCATTCTACGTCAGGCATCTAGTAGCTCCTTGTTTTCATATACATTCCCCACGATCTCACAATCAGTATGTCGTAACCACAATTCACATCCGTGTTGTTTAGATTCAAGACGATACGCTCCACCACGGTGTCTTACAACCTCGTAATAAGTCGGTTCAGAATAAACATCCTTGGACATTTTGACTATATCTCCCTCAAAGATTTCCTTGTCGTTCTTGTCTTTGAGGCCTGTTGATTGCATGAGGATCAATTCTGACTTTTCGATAGGAATAAGAAGTTTGCAGTCCGATGTTGGTTTTTCCATGTTGCAAATCAAGCCGTTATCTGTGATAAAAAAATGTTCTACGAATTTCTTTTCTACGCTATCCCACGCTCTAAATTTTGGTATCATTCGGCAAATCCTCCTCTTTAACAAAAGTTCCGTCAATCCAACGACCCTTGCGGTCTTTGATTTCTTGGTAAGCCAGTTCAAAACATTCTTCGAAATCATAACCGAGAGCATTACTGATTGATTTTAACGAATCAATGGAAAATGATAGATACATCTTACACATAGATTTCTCTTCCCAACTGTAGAACCTTTGAAAGCAGCTGATATTTTTATTTAAATCTTTAAAATAATCAGGCACATCTTCTTCAAAAATCACTATAGAATCATCAAATATTTCCTGCACGTCTACCTCAATCAGCAACGCCAGACCGACAATCACGACTGCGCAATCTCCAATACTGTCCTTAGTCAGTTGCTCATTCTTCTTGAGATAACCTGCGCATAGTTCGCCGAACTCCTCACTTAGTTTCAAAGACTGCTTGTCTAGCCGTCCACCGTTTTCTAAATCACGGTCAATAAACCATTGTTTTACTTTTTCTAGTGTGTTCATTCTTTTTCTCCTAAAAAATCAAAAATTGTAGTCTGATATAGTGGCCTAGAATAGACTGGTTTGAAAGGTTGTATAACTCGCATTTCATTTTAAATCATCACCTCATCCCCAACTTTTACTTTCTCGTACACGTCCCTCGTAACCACGAACACCCCGTAATCACGAATGGTAAGCGTGTATAGCTTGCCATGTCGTCCTTTCTCGACGACCTTACCAAATATCTCAGCGCCTGCGTTGTCAGCCTTATAGATAACCATCGGCTTTTTCTTTTCTAGTTCTGCAATCCTGTCCATCTGCCAGATGTTCAATCCAGCAGATAGCAGAATCCAGATAGCTATGAATCGTTTCAATATGTGACCTCCTCTCCATCGTATGGTATGTCTCCATTTGATAAGTACTTAGATTCAATCATCAAGAAATCATTGACGCATTGATGACTACAGAAACAATTTTCAACATCGTTAAATAATGCTAGAATAACATGATTCTCTTGCACTACCAGAAACTCGTCTTCGATTTCTTTACAACAATTCGAACACTCATAACTCATACCTCAACCTCCTCAATCTCAATCCCTGGGCAATCGAATACCCAGCCAAAGCCAGCTTCTTCTAGTTCTTTTTTTGTAAAATAGCCTTTGAATGCTAGAGAAAAAAATATTTTCCCATTTCCATCTTTTACAAGGTAGTGTTTTGTTGCTTTAATCTTGACCAAATACTGCTTTTCTTTCTCAATCTCGTAGCCGAATTGGTGCATGTTGACAAGTATTTGAATAGGATTTTCTCTGCTGTCATTAATCCAATTATTAAACTCTCTATTTTCTATTTTTTTAGCCTCATCCCTGAAAGCAATCCAATCCCAAACATTAAATTCAAAAGAATCCTTATTCTCTTCATACCAATCCGCTACAAACTGCTTTACTTTGACTTTTTCACGTTCAACCATACCTTCAAGTTTGCCTTGCTCATAACCTTCACGCCATTTTGCATGACTAAAATCCTGTTTAAATTCACTCATGATAGCCTTTAGCCAAACTTCACGATCATGGTCTGGCAGTTCTCGTAATCGTGCTAATATGTTCTTGAGATAGCGTGGAGCTTCGTCTGCATGACCTGTTTCGGGTTCGTCTAGTTGTTTCAAGTCTTTTAGAACGGTTTTTAGAATAGTCTTTCCGCTAACAATACCTACAACACATTCAACCGCTTCGTACTTCTTAATCAATGCCTTAATATTCATCTTTCAACTCCTCAACTTTCTTTCTTAATTCTTTATTCTTTTTCTTCAACAAATCGCGCTCCAGCGCTCTAATGCGTCTCTTGCGTGCATCGCACGGCTTCGAATACTCGATTATCTTCTCTTCGTTTTGCTCGATTGTGCGTTTCAGTCCTTCAATGACTGTCTGTTTGTCATACTTCATCTTCTAAAAATCTTTCAATAGCTTCTCTGTAGGAGACTTCCACCAGACCATCTAAGTCGTTCAGGGCTTCAATATAGTCTGGACGACCTTGCCCGTACTGCTCTTTCAAAAATTCAACAAAGAGATGAATTTCCTGATAGGTTACTCCAACCATGTTTCTTACCTCTTACTAAAACGGAAAATCATCTTCCTCAAGGGTGTATCCTGGCATTTGTTCCTCAATGTTCGAACGGTTAGCGGTATCATCACGCTTTTCAAGTCGCTCGAAATTCTCTGCGACAACCTCAGTCAGATAGACCCTGCGCCCTTCCTGATTCTCGTAGTTCCTTGTCTGGATGCGCCCCGTCACACCGACCAGATTGCCCTTCTTACACCATTCCGCAAAGAGCTCCGCCTGTTTGCGCCACATCATACAGTTGATGAAGTCCGCCTCTCGCTCGCCGTTTGCTCCCTTGAAATTCCGATTGACTGCCAGAGTAAACGTCGCAACCGCCACATTCGACGGCGTATATTTTAATTCAGGGTCTTTTGTCAAGCGCCCTACCAACGTAACGTTATTGATCATCTTTCTTTTCCTTTCTTGCTGCACGTTCCCCAATTAAGTAGCCGAGAAATAGCCATAGAATAGCCATTCCAAATTCTTTAATAAGTTCAATCATTTTCTTCTCCCTTCATTTGTTCTGCATCTGTAAATAATTCCATTGTCTTAATAATTTTTTCTAACATAGATTTATGTAGCGTGATGTAATTATTTTTCTTCACTTGTTCACAGAAGATACAAATTCGTTTGCCAAGATAATTACATTTTCCGTCTGAACGGTAACTTTCATCTGACTCAATTTGTTCTTTGTTAGCCGAGCTAACAAGAATTACTTCATCAGATTCTTTCCAATCAGTAATTCCCATACATTTGTGAAAATTCTCAAATGCTAAATCCATTAAAATATTTTTAGTCATTTTCTTCTCCTTCTGAAAAAGTCGCTAAATAGTAACAATCCTTAGCACCATAGTCAAACCGTGTCGTCCGCTGACCGATGTGCTTTTGAAACCTTGGATGAGTGATAGCCGAGAACGCCCACTGATGATCTTTCATCTGTTCGATAAGTTCATCCACATTGTTAAAACTTCCAAGAAAAAACTTGCAGTACCCGTTGTAGACGAAGTAAAGCTCTAACATCACTCCACCTCAATTGGGTAAAAGTTCCCAAAGGAATCCCTCACTGCCTTGCCAACCTGTAAGGCTGCCGCCCGAGAAACAAACCGCATGGCTTTCTTCTCCTCAGAGCATGAAATGTCCAAGCCAGTCATACCGATAACTGCGGACCTCAGAAACGGCCTATCCTCTCGTGTCCCATGCTTTAAAATAAACATCAGCCACCTCCATTCTCAATCCTTTCAAGTAATTCACGTTTACGCTCTTCGAGTTCCTTCTTAGTCTCATCACTGGTATTGTTGACATAGTTAGGCTGTGACCATCTTCCAAGCTAATTAACATCATTTTGAGGTAAATGATGGTATGTGTATCTCCACCAGCAATCTTACGAAGTAGTTTCATCTCCTTTGACTTAAAGAAGTCTTGGGCTAGCTGGATCCAGAAATACCGCTTGTTTTTTAACGCCATAATCTCACACCCCACTTTCTCCGATTCGCACGATATTTCATCCACATATCCTCATAGATGTGCCTACCCTCTAACTCCATTTTTTCAAGCTTAAGTAGACGATTTTCAGACGATAGAACTCGATAGTCTTTGGCTAGCTTGCCATAATCATTCAGGTATTCCTTGATCATGAACATGATATCATTATCATTTTCTAGATATAGGTTAAAGTCCGATGTTTCCTCGTCAGAAATCATTTCCCTGTTTAATTTTTCTTTGGTTTCAAGCCATTTAATCAATTCTTCCATTCCCTGACCTCCTCACTTCAAGATGTGCATTTTAGGTTCTGGCAAAGCTAATGGCTCAGGACGCAAACCTTGAGGCGGTTCGTTGTCAAATGTGAAGCCCTTGAACTCTCTACGGATATTCTTGCGGATTTCTTGACGCTGTGCCTCTCTACCACGTTCGTATGCATGGTTGTAGCCTTGGATAATCATAGACGCAAATTCTTGCTCTTCTCGTCTCTCTTCTTCATTCTGGCGGATTTTCTCCTCTTCCTGCTTATCCATCTGACGAGCTAGAAGCCCTGCACCGATAAATCCTAAAATCACTGTGCCAGTTCCTAATAATTGGCTAACTAATGGTGGTTCAAACATTTTTATCTCCTTACGCTCTTAATTTTCGTACTTCTTTCTCTAATTCCAAAATTTCATAAACATCATTGACATCATACATAATATCTTTCCCTTGCTTACGAAATCTTAATCCTTTGCGTTCTAACTTCTTAATATAGCCATGAGTAAAGCCGAACCTCTTCATCAAAGCTTGTTGATTGATTGGCATGCGATCATTCTCTAACTGCTCCTTGACCTGCTTTTCAGCAAAAGCCAACAATTGATTGGTGAACAATTCAGCACTTTCACCGTCCAATCGTAATTGTAATGTTATACCTTCCATTTTCTACATCCTCTCAACTATGCGGGCAAGCATTTTTGTGATATAATGGTTTAAATTGTTTTAGTATGCGCCTGATTGCCGTCAGGTGCTTTTTTGCGTTGTTGTCAAACTGTCTTACTTTCCAGCGCCCTGAGTTCAATCTCACGGCTGACTTGTCTCAATAGCTTCTCACACGCTATTTTAGCTTCTCTGTACGTTGTAGATTCGCTGATGAAGTAATCAGCAAGTTCGATGATTTTATCTTCCATGATTGTCTCCAAAAATCAGTCTCAAGACCGATGTACCACCTTCAAAAACAGCATATATTTATATTATCCTTAACAAGAAAGGAGCTGATGCAAATTGGCAAAATTTTTGAAGGGGACTGTGGTTCAGTGATTCAGTTTGGCTAGGTAACCAACACGTTTTTACTGCGAGTGTGACTGCACGGAGCCTGTCGCTGACTATAAGAGGGACTGCAGCTCTGCTTATAGCGGGACTGACAGACAACTACCGAGCGACACTCAAAGACTAGCCAAACCACGTTGATTGCAGTGCTGGACGCATGACCAGCGAAGTTTCAACCAGTCGCTTTACACCGACTGTGAAACCTTATCAAAGTATGCAAGTCTTGACCTAGTGTAAAGTAGGTTAAGACTTTTTTATTGCTCAAGAACTTGTGAATCGTTCAAAGAAATCTTAGAATCTAGTTCATCCAACTTCTCAGCAATATATGTCACGGTCCTCAATATCTCGTTGAGGGCTGTTCTTTCTAATTCGTTCATTTTCCTACTCCTTTCAAACCAAAGTCCTATATTAGAATTTTGAAATTCCTCTCTTTTATTTATTTAGAGAAGTAGGACTTGTTGTCTTTTAATATTTATTGTTATTTAATACTTGTTGTTAGTTAATATTTATTAGTGTAAAAAATTTGACATGAAAAAGTTTGACATGAAAAAAACTTACATCTCAAAAGTTGAATCACTAATCGCTTTATCAAGTCGTTGCGACATGATATCAAACTGGAAATCAGATATTTTTCTATCAGAGAAAAATCGAAATACATGACTTCCACCACGGCCTGGAGGTTTTCGCCTAACTTGACGCAAATATCCAGCCTCTTCCAAGATTTTGAAATATTTACTAATAGTTGGACGACTAACACCTTTACGCTTAGCTATTTCTTCTGGATAGACTTGCCAGTTTGGGTGATTGGCCAGCACCACCATCATGATGCCGACAGCTGTAAAATCTAGCGCAGGATCGTTGATAAAACTATTACTAACAGCTGTATAATCGTCAGTTGGATTCCTGAAAGATGAACTGGCAATCCAAATCTTTAAAGTTTGTCATACAATCTCCTTTCTCTTAACTTATTTTCAACCATTCTTCTCTTTTTAACTACCCACGTTTCGTGGTCTTGGGTCTGAAAAAATTTCGCCAATATCTTTCTCTAGAACATCAGCGATAATAAACATCTCATCAGATTTAAAAGCACGTTGTCCTCTTTCTTTTTGACGATATGCAGTTTCTGAAATACCTAATTTTCTTGCTAACTGTTTTTGCGTTATGCCTTTTTCTTTTCGTAATTGATAAAGATATATCTGCACGCACTCACCCCCTTATCTTAGTTCATCTATGCTGACTTCCAGTGCATCAGCAATTTTGCACATATTCTTAAAAGAAATACGCTCGGTTTTAATATTTCTGATTGTATTTGGACTGATACCAGCTTTTTCAGCTAATGCCTTCTGTGTCATCCCTTTTTCAATCAACAAATGCTTAAACTTCTTCCACATACATTGTTCCTTTCCCAATATATTGTGTTTCAAACATATAAAAACACTAGATATTGTTATTTAATTTAGATTATGCTATAATCATTCTTGACTAAGACCTCTCCCGTTTTAGTCAAAATTCCAATAGAAAGGAGAAAATTATGGATTTCAATCAAATTGCAATAACTTTTTTAACTTCCTGCGTCCCTGCATTTCTTGTTTATCTCACTAATAAACATCAAACAAACGCCAAAATAAAAGAATTAAAAACACAATCTGAAAATGAGTTACAGAGACTTGAAAAAGAACATGAATTGAAACTGGATGCCTTGAAACAAAGCCAACAAGTAGACATCGCTTCAAAATTTTTTACAGGCGAAGTTGATATCAAAAATATTACTAAAGCTATTAACGGAATCGCAGAACTTCAAAAAGCTGTAGATAAGTTTCAAAAATAATTTGATGAAAGTAGGGTGCTTACTCTGCTTTTTTTAAAATTTTCAAAAGCATTGAAAGTCCACTAGCTAACCCAGCTAGATACCCTCGCCCATAGTCTGTCATTAAGAATTTCATTAATTCGATTGTTTTTTCTTCAGTCATCTTCCTACTCCTTATCTTTTTTATCACATCGGTATTCCACTATCTTACGAATAGTGAAAGATACAATCACAAATCCTGCTAGGATTATCAAGCCAACATTTTCATCCATTGCTTTTCACGGCAAATGATGGTACACTATCAAGTAGAGGTTGGGGCTTCTGCCCCTTTCTCTACTTTTTGTTTTGAAGCTTACGTTTGTGTTCTAAGATTTGTTTGTGCCACAAACGTGCTTCTCTGGTTAAGCCTAGTACCAAGATGACGGTTGCAGTGTCCTTGGTTGCTAGGCTTTTTATGATGTGTTCCATCATTTGCCTTACCTCCTTTTTTATTTTGCTCTTAGAGCAATAGCTAGGAGAGGAATCGCACCTCTCTACGCTACCCTAGCTTGTTTGGCTTCTTCAACCTTTTCAAGAACTAAGATTGTAAGAGCCATTTCTTGAAAATCTTTATCATCAAATCCGATAACATCGCCGTAAACTCTAATTGTTGTCAATAGTGTGTTATACAATTCGTACATATCATCTGACGATAGTTTTTCACGATCTAGGATTTCTCCTAGTTTAAGTGAGCGTTCTCTGCGGTTCTTAACTTGTAAGATTTCTTTCGCTAGTGCGATTTGTTCTTGTGTTGTAAGTCCTTTATTCATTGTGTTTCCCTCCGCTTTGTTTTTGTTATTTCCTTAAGCTTGATTTAATTATAGCACACGTTTCGTGGGCTGTCAACACTTTTTTTACGAAAACACAAAAAAAGTTTTCTTTTCGTGGGTTTTGTGTTATACTTTACTTATGAAAATAGAAAGGGGATTCAATCATGGATAAAGAACAGATTGCGATTGTTATAGGCGAAAAAATAAAACAATATAGACTCGCAAATGGTTGGACTCAACAAGAATTGGGTGCTAAGATAGGCATAAGTAAAAACGCCATTGGCAATTATGAAAAAGGGTTTAGGTCTCCTAAGAAAAACACAATGTTTGATTTAGCAAATGCTTTTAATGTTTCTATTGATGACCTCTTTCCTCCTATCCAAAAGGATACTCCCCCTACCACTTCTCCAATCCAAACCATCTACGACCAACTAGAACCCCCTGGACAAAGAAAAGTTATCACATACGCTGAAAAATTACGTGACGAACAAGAGAAACGAAGAAAAGAGAAGATAAACGAAGTATCGGAGAAAGTTATCGACTTGTACCAAGTTGAGGTTGTATCTGAGACGGCTGCAGCTAGCGGATTTAACTATGGATTTGGTTACGACGATACAGACAGAGAGACTATAGAGGTTGACGAGCGACCACCACGTCACGATATTGCTACCAAGGTCAGCGGAGACTCCATGCAACCTGACTACCAAGACGGAGACATTCTCTATTTAGTAGATAGAGGACTGACTACCTACAACGGAGATTTGGCAGTTATCGCATACGGAGACCGTTCTTACTTCAAAAAGATATACACCGAAAACGGACGCTTACGCCTAGTGTCGCTCAATGACAAGTACGAAGACATCATCCTAGACTTCCCACCAGCCGAAGATACACACATCAAGATCTATGCAGTTGCTGGGGTGTATAAAGGAGGTGCTACCTATTGAGTCGTCAACCAAAATGGAATAATAGAAAACTTATCAATCACCTAGCTTCTAAAGATGTTACCTTCAATAACATTTCTATAGGTCAAGCAATAACTTTCTTGGATAAGAATAACTACTACTACAAACTAGCTGCCTTTAGGAAAAACTTTAAAAAGAAAGATGGTAAATATGTGGATTTAGATTTCTCGTATTTACAGGATCTTGCATCTCTTGATATGAAAATCAGAGCTATACTTTTAAACATAGCAATCGATGTGGAACATTTTATTAAGGTTGAACTTTCTCGCCAAATAAACAATAATCCGCAAGAAGATGGATATAGCATTCTGACTGAGTTCAAAAACTCGCAATACAATAAATATTACGAGTTTACAAAGAAAAAATTCAGAGAGTCACGTTATCAAAACGCTATGTTTAATAAAAGAAAACATGATTATCCATATTGGGCATTGCTAGAACATATGGACTATGGTTGTCTCATCAAATTCGTAACATTCTACTACCAAAAACACGGATGTAAATCATTAAAAAAAGCTTCAGAATTAGGTGATGGAGCTAGACATATAAGAAATGCCTGTGCCCATAATAGCGTTTTACTACTTAATGTGTTTGAAAAGGATGATAAATTATCAAACGTTAACGCTGTTATTACTACTTTTGCAAAACAAGTCGATGTAATCAAATACAAAAACTATAAGAAAGTAAACGATTTAATTTCACTTCTAGTATTGGCTAAAGCTTATTGCTCTCCTGCAGTACTAGACTACCAAAAACAAGCTATAGACAATTTTATAGTGCGCTGCCAGAGGAATCAATCAGCTTATGCTAAAAATGTGGAATTAACAAAAATGATGGTTGTATTCAAAAAAATCGTTGACATCTTATAAATAATTTGATACTATGGATATAGTGTAAGACTGATTTAGTTCAGCGCCCTATAATAAATGCGTGCATTTACAAGGGAATCCATACCATAGAAAAAGTCGACTAGTTCCTAGCCGGCTTTTACTGTTTTTAGAAAATATATTCTACAAAGGCAGTAACTGTTTCCATTTTGGAAACAACTCAAAAAATCCCCACACTCGCCATCGCCAAATTTTGAGTGTGAGGATTTAACTTTCCATCAAGCAAGCAATGGAAAGGATGATAAAAAAATACAACTATAGTTTATCATAAGTTCTACACCTTTTCAACTATGCGGGCAAGCAATCGAAAAGAAAGGACTTTTTATGATAAAAAAATATATTACAAAAAAAGGAGAAACTAGATATCTCTTTCAAACATATCTGGGTATAGACCCTGCAACTGGAAAAGAAAAACGCACAACACGACGTGGGTTTAAAACCATTAAAGAAGCTAAAGCAGCCGAACGTGACCTTCTCTTAGATGTTGAAGAAAATGGTTTTTCAAACAATGAAGATTTCCAGAACCCTACTTTTGCTGAAGTCGCTGAGTTATGGCTTGATAGCTATAAGAGCACTGTAAAACCAACAACTTATCAGAATACTAAGAAGAAACTTGATGTTATGATTGACTCATATTTTACAGATATGAAGATTCAACAGATCAGTGTAGCTTATTGTCAGAAGGTTGCTGTCAAGTTAAGTAATCGCTATATCCTATATGCCAATTACTACTCTGTAATCAGCCGTATTTTCAAGTATGCCACTTCTATTGACATCATTAAGTCAAATCCTTTAGACAAGATTATCAAGCCTAAAAATAGGCCATTAAAGGGCAAAGAAAACTACTATACAAAACAGGAACTAACCGAGTTTCTTAAAGTTTACAAAGCAAATTGTAAACCAGTAAACTACACTTTTTTCCACTTACTCGCTTTTTCTGGATTGAGAACTGGAGAAGCAATTGGCCTCATGTGGTCAGATGTTGACTTTGAAAATAAGTTGTTAAGCATTTCTCGCACGGCTGTCGTGATTGGTAAAAAACAAACTGTTCAGGATCCTAAAACCAAAAGGAGTAAGAGGGTTATCACCTTAGATGATGAAACTCTGAATGTATTAAAACTCTGGAAACGACAGCAAATAAAAGAATATTTCCAGGCTGGTGTGCCTTATAAACATGATTTGAATTATATTTTTACGAACAATGACGGGGGATGGCTTTTAGCTGCAACTATGAAAGTGAAACTTTTAAGATTCTTTCGTAAACACAATAATCTTAAAAAAATTTCGCCTCACGGGTTTAGACATACACACGCTTCTCTCCTATTTGAAGCTGGTATTACAGCAAAAATTATTTCGGACAGATTAGGTCATAATAATGTTCAAACTACCCTTGATATGTATACCCACATCAACGATAATCAACGTGTTGAAGTCGTTAATCAGCTCATGGATTTCATCCGATCCAGCTAA